TAGGGTCATACATATTTTCAGCGACCCAATTTCTAAATAACATAGCAACCTCATGTTGTTTGTCTCCCATCTCTCTTATCTTTTGTTGGTATTCTTCATCAGTTAGTCCCTTGAATCTGCTTCGATCGTAGAACTTATTATCGGCAGTTCTGATAATATCTAAGAACATGTTCGCTCTTCTCTTAAGGTCTTGACGAAAGATGTTGCTGTCTCTCAAGTCCTCTATAAAGTCACCCAGCACTGGAAGAACAATCGCTAACGTAAGGTATTTTTGTGGGATGGATGGCTTCTTCATTTTGGCAAGTGGCATTTAAGACAGTAGGTTTTATTGTCATATCCAACAAATGTCACCTTATGATCGCATATACATTTATCAGATTTGTACTTATACGCACCATAATTATACTCTTTTAAGTATAGGTCAATGACTCTTTTAGTTTTTTCTAAGTCACTCTCAAACTGATTTTTCTTTCGGCATCGTACTATACGCTTAATGATATCGAACTCATACGAGTTTAGCTTATGATCTTCAGCAAACTTGTAAAGGCTTCCATTACTATTGTCGTAATGCTCATCCTCCTTCACCACCTCTACGTCATCAGAGTAGATGTACTTGATGCTGTCTCTAACTAGCACAGCATACGTTCCGCTATAGTCATCAGTACCAACTACTTCAAAGGTCCTACCAATGTGCATGTCATACCATGCATCCTCCTTCTTCGCTTTCTTTACTTTTACTTTCATAAAATTGTTTTTCAATTAAACTTAAATCATCGTATTTGTATTCAGGTATAAGCATCTCTGCTTCAGTTGCATAGTATGGTGCTGTCTTGCTCCCAAGCTTACATCTTCCAGGCTGTTCTCTGTAGTAGAAGTGATCCATGATTCTATCAAGAACTGTTGCAGTGATGTTGTATTTCTTCTGTATCTCGACATGCCCTATATTACCGCCTAAGTACTCTCTATAAATCTGATATTCTAGTTGATGTTCCATCGTGCATAAATACTTTAATTCCGTGTTCTTCTAATTCTTTTGCTCTGAACTTCTGTAGCTGACTAACCACACCACCAGGTCTTTTGACTTCATAGAACTCACATGTGCAGTCCTTAGGTATAGCGATGATGTCAGGTATTCCGTTCTTGTTGGTTACCGAAAGTTTGATAACGTAGTATCCCTTGGCCTCAAGGTCATTGATTAGTTTCTTTTGTACTTTCGCCTCCACTGAACTTAATTGGAAATCTATGCAAGTAAGGAGTTAGTTCCTTAAGCTTGGCAAACTTAATTAAATTCCCACTACTATCCAACACCTTCACCTTTTTAATAACGATTCCTACATCTTCAACGTACTCATACTCTGTCACCTCAAACGATGCAGGAGGAGGTAGCTTTAGCTCAAAGGTTTTTACCAATAGCTGTACATTCGGGTCATCTAGTATACTCATAACCAATCACGTTCAATGTTATCCAACTCACTAATAACCTTTTCATAGTAGCTCCTGTGGCGTTCGCAAAACCTACCAACCATTGTAGACATATCAGTAAACACCAACACATTAATGATTTGCTTTACTAGTATCTTAACACATTCCTTCCGATCTTCATGCGTCATTTCCCTGTCGTATTGTCCGTACCCATCGTGCGTGTCCACGAAATAAAATAGGTCATACAGTTGCTGTGCTTTTTCTTTAGGTGTCATATCACTTGAAATAATCATTTTTAAAAATATTAGTTGTATACTTTTTCTTGCTCTTTACTACCTTATAAATCTTGTCCTCTATTCCTCCATCAGCGAATACCCAATACACTTTGTTGTACGTTCGGTCCATTGTAGTCATCCTATCTCGTGCCTGCCAATAGGATACAGCACTATGCATAATGTTATAGAACACAAGATAGTCTGCATTTTTTAAGGTTATACCCTCACGACCTGACACTGTTTGTAAGGCTATAACCTTATACTTACCAGAGTCGAACTCATCGATATCTGTGGTTAGTTCTTCACCATATACCTCACGAAGTGCTTCTAGCTCTGCCTTGAATACATAGAATATTCCTATCCTTGAATTGGCGAAACGTTCTTTAATATACTCTGCTTTACTGAAGTCAAGGATCATTGAGTTACCACTCTCAAACTTAACTGTGCCACTATACAGCTGGTGTACCTTCTGCATCAACTTAGCCGCAGTATCTGCGAGAATAACTTCGTTCTTCCCCTGCACAACTCTGTCTGCGAATAGTTTATCAACCATCTCATATGTGCGTGGTAGCATCTTAACGTGCAGCACCTCTTCATCTATGGTAGACTTGAACCCTGCTTGCTCTTGGGTATAGGTAATCATAATGTATTGAAGGTCTTCCATTATCAGATCCTCTATGCCATGCGAATAGTCGTTGTATACAAACGCTCCGATCCTCTTTTGTGCAGGAAGAACATAGTCGTGTGCCCATTTATAGAAGTTCGGATATCTCCTCCAAGGCGAGTAGTCTGATATCCAAAACTGATGGTACATCTGACTGAAGGACTCTGGTGAAGGTGTACCACTCAGCAGGATGATTGGCTTACTGGAGAACAACTTCTTAAACAGCTTGGCTCCTGTGTTAGGCTTGGCTAGAGATCCGAAGCGATGGGACTCATCGTGTATCACAACATCGAACTTGGATGGGTTCTCTATCTTGTGCATGGACTCATTGTTGGTAACTGTGATGTTGAAGTGATTATCAAAACCAAAGTCACGATAATCTTCCTCGATGTTCTTAATTGCTTTTTTCTTAGTCAGGAACAACACTTCTTTTGCATAATATAACCTACACACCTCCATAGATGTTGCAGTCTTTCCGGTCCTTACACTCCATGCCATGTATAGTATATTGTGCATCTTCAGGATGTTACATCCATTGACAGCACCTTGAGATTGGTAGCCTCGTAACTCTTTCATAAATCAAAAATTTAGTTCACCTTGTTCATCAGGCTTCATCTCGAACCTGATCATCTTACCATTACTACTTCTAAACGTTATCGGACGCTGATTAAACTGGAACTCACCCCAAAGGTCTACCCATCTGTAGAACCTAGCAAGAGGTATACAGTACTTACCTCGCTCGCTGTAGTCAGGGTTCTGTAGGACAAAGCTACGATGCAACTCTATACCTAACGTCTCGGATCCATTCTTAGTCATCACGTTGAACCTATCCTTACACCACTCATAGAAGTCCATAGAAGTCTCAGCGATAAACTTCCTCTCGCGAAGGTTCTTGAACTGACTCTCCTGTAGGCCATTACGAAGGTATAGCTGTAGGTTAGCAATCATGTAGTTGTCGAACCTAGCCCACTCATCCTTGTCCCACTCTGTGAACAGCTGATGCCCAAACTCATGCTCTGGAGTAAAGCCCTTGTGGTAATGCTGTGCGAACTCAAGCTCCCACTTACGCCTCTCAAAGGAATTACCTGCACCCTTGATGGCATAGTTCGTTGTGATAATAATCTTAGGACTCTTCTCAAAAGGTATCTTAATTGCGTCCTTATTCTTCTTCTCAAGCGTTATCCCTTCCGTAATGATGGAGAACAGCTTCTCAAAGTCAAAGTACCGGCTAACGTCATCAAACACCAACAACTGAGTATCTGCCGACACTGTCTGATAAGGGAACGACTTGTTAAAGGTGAACGACTTACCATCAATAGTCACACATCTCTTCATGTGGCCTAGACTATTAACAAAGATACCCTTACCTGTTCCTCCCTCGGGATTGTCACTGATTACTTCATCGTTAATGATTACAGCTGGCGCATAGCTTGGTGGCTTGTAGCTATGCATGAGGTATCCTGCTGTCGATTCGATTGATCGTATCCTTATGTCGTCCTTCCCTCCGATGTTGGCTATGAACTTCTTGTACACTGCGTTCTCATAGTCAGCCTTGACAAAGTCTCTGTTGATTATCTGCTTCTCCCAGATGTATCCATCGATGTCGCTGTAGTCAATAATCTCTACATCGTTGGATGTCACCTTCACCATACAGTTACGATAGTACAGGTATGCTGTATGTGCATTGTCTACCATAATGTTAGGCTTAATAGTGTTAAGGAATGACAGGTGGTCTTCCTTGAACAGGCCCTTCTTATCAGCGAAGTAGTTGTAGATGCTCTTATCCTCTAGCTTATACAAGTAGTCATTCAGCACTGCGTCCTTGATGGTAGTATCATATGCGTCTGAGATGATGTTATTACCCACCTGCACAAACACGAACGTGTTACCATTCTCAACGTAGTACTTCCCATATCCCATGTACTCTAGGTATTCCTTGTACAAGTGGTTGATATGAACCACGTTTCCTCTAGTGTTCTTCGACCAGAAGATAGTAACGTCATTGTCATTGGCATCCTGAGTAATACTCTTAATAACATCCTGACTAACCGATGCGTTACGGCTCATTATTTCACCAAGTGGCACACCTTGCTTGGCCATAGTACGGATGCTGTCTGTCCTGCTGTTGTCCTCATAGAACTTCGTTCCGTGTGCAGATACGTTCTTGTATGCACTGCGTAGGATGTTCAGAATCTCGCGCTCCTTTCCTCCCTCGTCATAGGACAACAACACTTGTCGTGCATCGCTCTCAGATACACCGAAGTCATTAAGCGCAGCAGCTAGGATGAATAGGTTATTGTTCTTCTGTCCATGCACCATACCGAAGTCACGCTCCCACCATACAAGTAGTCTACGCACAATCTCTTCGTGGTTTGTCAATCGTATAGTACTACGGCTAGTCTTCGTGTCATACACTAGGTGTTCTTCCTCTGTGAGGTCTTCCCATAGTGTACTGTTCTCGTTGATGTATAGGTCTGGATCCCATGACTCAAAGCATACCCTACTGATGTCCTTAGTGGTAGTATCGAACTCAGGTACGTTGTAGTATCTTTTAAGTGACAGGAAGAAGTTAACATGGTTGTCGATGCTTGGTGGTATCTTTACTAGTACCTTCAAGCCATCTCCAGATGGGCTAACAAACACCGCGTATGAGTACTCGTCATTGATTAGGAATGCCTTGTAGTCAAGCATGCTCCACTCATCTAAGAAGCCATCGAAGTCTATGCATATCAGACCGCTGTGTTCTACTATTCCTTGCTTGCTTCTGTTGATGAACTTACCGCTAAAACAAATGGCTGGAAGTAACTTCTTTAGTTCGTTACGTTTGGATTTGTTGTCAGGCCCTTCGTACATGCGTATCTTCTCACACAGTTCTCGTGAGTTGCCGTTCTTTATTCTGTCCAACACCTTCTCTACCGGAAGGTAGTAAGGACTATCTGTTTGTTTTAAATCTCTAAATAACGTTATCATGATTTTAATTTGGTTAAAAAACCCACAGACATTACATCTGTGGGCTGAACTGTTTACGGTTATAGATTAAAACGGAAGCTCCTCGTCATCACTTGGTATTACTTCTGTAATCGCTGCTTCAGGAGCTGAACTACCTGCTGACTCAATGCGCCATGCCTCTAGTGTGTTGAAGTACTTTACTTCTCCTTGTGGGGATGTCCACTCCCTACCACGTAGGTTGAAGGATACAGTAACGTTTTGTCCTACACCATAGGAGTTAATGTTGTCGCATTTAGCTTGCGTCAGTTGGAACGCAACGTGCTGTGGATACTGATCGTGAGGAACAGTCAATACGAACTCACGCTTGCTAAACTTTTCTGATACAACAACTGTATCACCAATGTGCTTAAGCACACCTTCTACTTTGAAATCACTCATCGGTTTTTATTTAATAATTGCTCTTTATACTCTGCTGCGAACTTCTTTGCAGCCTTTATTCTTCTCTCCATGTGTTCGATGTCTGCATCTGTTAGCTCGACATCAACCACCGTTAAACGCATATTCAACGGAACGTTACTCATAACATGCAAGCTGTCATCCTCCCACTCAGGAACAAGCCCTTCAGGTGTGTCTGCTAGTGCATAGAATACTTCTCCATGTCTCCACTCTTCGCCTGTCATCATCATAAGCATGTACAGGTATGTCTTCACCTGCCACACATGCGTAGCGTTGTAGGCATCCTCCGGTAGCTTTGGAAAGGTCTTCTTATTCCATGCGGACTTGGCATCCTTCACCTTCTTCTCAAGCTCACAAACAACGTCCGGATGCCCGACAATTATACCATGCTTAAGTTCGTAGTACTTGTCACCAGGTTTCTGTTTCTTGTGGTCCTTGAAGAACAGCCTATTGTAAAGGTCGATGCTGTCATCCTCCACCTCGTTACCCTTCTCCGTTTCTTTGCTACTGAACGTTGGCTTGTATCCATACAGCTCCTCATCAACGTACTCACGTATCAAGGTCTTCGCTCCTTGAGATAGTTCTACCTTTCCTTCTGAAAGGTTATGCACTATGTTTACTAAGCGATTGTACTCAGCCTCCATTTTTTCTGTAAGCTTAAGCTTGGCTCGTTTCTTCGGGTCTTCCTCTGTAAGGAAGTCCGCATGCCTCTGCTGTAGCTTAGACAGCTCTGCTGCTTGGCTATCAGTCAAGCCATCCGTGCCTAAGAATAATGGCGCAATGTTATAGGTCCTTAGCTGCATCTTCTAAAGCTTTACGTTGTTCTGCTGTTACTGTATACTTATCGAGTATACTCTTAATCGACATCGCCTTACTAGTGATTGATGCGATTGCTCGTGGTAGGGAATCATCTGGTAGCGCAGGCTTCTTATTCGCTGCTTGCACCTGTGGTGCGCGAGAACTAAAGCGAAGCGCATCTACTTTCCCCTCCGGACTGCTGACCTTCTCAACACCTAGTGCGATAGGCTTTCCAACGAAAAGGTCTTGTTCAACTGAATCAAACAACTTCTGTAGTCGTTTGAAGTTGGTGACGTTTACCACCATAGGTTTAGTGAACTCCTTAAGCTTAGCGAATACCTTTCGCTCCTTACCCATTTGTCCCACC